ATACCCGCATATCTTTATTAAATTTGGAGCGGGTAACAGGGTTCGAACCTGCGACGAACAGCTTGGAAGGCTGACACTCTACCACTGAGTTATACCCGCATTGTACTTCAACTATTTTTTGGTGCGACTGGCCGGAATCGAACCGGCATGGCCTTCGCCGAGAGATTTTCTTACCACTATAGCTTTCGCTACCTTTTCAGTTTGGTGGTCTGGACTATACCTTCATCGTAGCATTAATGCCTTAGATGCTCGCCGTCTAGTCTCTACACCTTCAAAAGTATTTCTACTGAAGCTTGGCTCGGTATTAGCAGTTAAGCCTTCACCGAATTTGACGAGTTCTACTCCTGTCATTTCCAACAGGGCACTCAAATTTTACTCTCAAGTCTCTTGTGTCTACCTATTTCACCACAGTCGCATTATTACTATTATATATGACTTTATTACTACTGTCAACTATTTTGGTGGGATGTCTCGGACTCGAACCGAGAAGCATTTCGTTCTAAGCGAAATAGGTATACCAATTCCCTTCAACATCCCAATAAATCTAAAAATCCTTTATTAGAAAAATATCTCTCTTTGAATTCTGAATGAGTAATTCTGATAACTCTGTACCCATTACTTTCAAACCATTGGTCTCTGATAGCATCTTTCTCAATGGTTTTTCTGTGTTGTGTACCATCTAATTCTATTATTAATTTTTTACTTTCAAAAATAAAGTCGGGAAAATAATTCTTTCTTAATTCTTCATTCCAAAAATGAACTTCGCTATTCCATCCAGTAATGGTATTTTCTTTTAGATAGGATTCAAATGTTAGTTCCATCCAACTTCTTTTATGCCTGCCTAGATTTTTTCTATTAAGTGGATTTTTTAACCATTCTGTTCTAAACTTGGATAACTTCTCTTTTGTCTCTGTGGTGTGGGGTCTGCTCACTCCTGGACGACCCTTTAGTTTTAACGATGTATTTGCTAGACTGCTATTTGTTTCTTTAGTTAATCCTTTAGCCCATATCATTCGTTCTTTAGTAGATTGATCTAATTTTTTATATACTTCTGTAGCCGATAACCGAGTTCCGGTGCTATATGCTTCTTTATTTTTTGAACTATTTTTTCTTTTATTTTCTGGGCAACTATTACTACTTTTACAACACATCAATCTATTAGATCCGTTTATAAAATTAGCGATAGTACCACACCCGTAGGAGCATAGTTCAGTAGTTTGGACAGGATTAGCGATTCTTTTCATATACTTATTTATGTAAGAAGACCATCATGGCTACCATTACATCACCAGCCCATTACTCATTTACTTCCATCCAAGAGTGATCTCCTAGATATTTTACTTGTATTAGGTATTCATAATTTACTGGAACGCCACTACTCCAACCAGTGGGAGACATACCAGTTAATATAACTACATCATTACGGGTGTCTTTAACTACCCAATACACATGGCCCATACTCAACTGAAAATCATATTTACAACTGTGTATTAGATCAGTCATATCTAATCTACGTTTGATATCGCCTGCTTGTCTTTCCAATACTGCGACTAGTTCCATAATTCTATCATATTCCTGCTGGGCAAACAATCGGGCATTATTAATCATAATGTCTTTTTGTTGCGTAACTGGAACTAGATCAAACTTAGTACCACCAGCTTCAGTGGGATAGGGTGTTATATTGCGATTAAAGAACGGTACTATGGTGTTACCCACGGTACTGTCATAACTCTTACGTCCTTTTGCGCTATTACTCATTAGCTGCCTTTAAACAATATATTAGATATTCTTTTTCAGTTAACCATATGTATTTCAAGTAACGACCATCACCATATCCAACCCACTGCTGATATCTACGACCCCACCGTAACCATATTACACAGTTACTTTGAGTACACCGATGTGGTAACCAAGCAAAACACTTATCATAAACTGATAATCGGGGCATCCACACATCTTCCTGCATGGTGGGATACATGCTATTATCTAATGGCATTATTCGTTAACCACTTTCAAACTTTTAAATCTGTCAGCAGCATAACTAGCAGCGAAACCATGTGGTTTAACACGAGGTTCTACATTACAAGTACCACGAATATATCCAATAGCTTGCGCTACTACATTGCTACTTTTAAACTCATCATCAGGATTAATATCAAGGTGCACCTCCACCTCACGATCTTCCAGAACTTCTGCTAGTTTAAGATACAGTTCCGAAACTTTAAAAACTTCGGTCATTAGCCTAGTGTTAGGTTTGTCAACACGATCATAATCTCGTTCGCGAGTTACCTCGCCAAATAATTTACAACCATGTTTTCCATCTAAGTGAACAACAATAGCCGCTGTGTAGTCAGCATACCACTGCGTACCTTTTTTAACTCGCTCTGAGTCTACACCAATATAAATTTTAGTGTCGGGACCTTGTTTATCTATGAACTCTTTGATTTGTGGTATGTTGAACTTCATTACAACCTCTCAGGTTATTTTGGCGGGCCAACTAGAACTCGAATCTAGAATAGCAGTTTTGGAGACTGCGGTGTTGCCAATTACACTATTGACCCATGTTACTACTATTTACTGTACTACTGGTACCTTCGACAAGAATTGAACTTGTAATGGCCGCTTATCAAGCGGCTGTTATACCATTTAACTACAAAGGTATTACTGTGGTGCGTCCGGAGAGATTTGAACTCCCAACAGCTGGTTTCGAAGACCAGAACTCTATCCAGTTGAGCTACGGACGCAATATTTGGTAGTAGACCAGGGATTCGAACCCTGCCGTTCCAGCCCATCTGACCAGTCTCCGGGAATTATAAAGCCCCGCCGCACAACCAAGTGCTGTCTACCATTGGCGGAACAGGTGAGATTCGAACTCACGGTACACATTGCTGTATACGACAGGTTAGCAACCTGCTGCCTTAGGCCACTCGGCCACCGTTCCGTATTTACTATTATACACTACTAAATTGAAAATCTAGCCATATATTCAATAATTTTTGAAATTGATATTCTTCTAACCATAAATTTACTTCGTATAAATTTGAAATGATAGTTTTTTCTTTAGAGTTTATTTTAAAAAACTTGTTGCATTCGGAATTTGAATGAGTATCTAATGATGATTCTAGTATATCTTCATAATACACTACATTAGCAAAAAAGTCATTTTCTAGTTTATTTTGAATTTGTATAAAATCTCTCATAACTCTTATACTCAATTCTAATTTTGTTTTTTCAACTGTTATTGTTACATTACTACTCGGTACTGTTCTCCAAGTACATGTATGTAATGCCAATATTAAACTCCAAAAAGATAGTTCTAAGTTTTTTCTTTTTAAGATTACATAGCTATTAAAAAATTTTCGTAGTTCCGGGTATAATTTATATATACTACCAAATTGGTTAATTTTTATAGATATAGGAATATTTCTATTTTGGTAAAATTCTAATATTTGAGATCTAAGAGAAAATTCTTTATCATAATCTATTTTCTTGCCAGTGTTTTTCCACCAATCATACGATATTCCATTTTCGTCATAATTTTTTACTGCATGATCAAAAAAGAAAAGTTCTCCTAGGTTGAGTTGAGGCAACTTGTCTTGCACCCAGTGACTTCCACTCCTAGGATGGCTGAATATAACTATTGAATTAGCTGAATTGATACAATTTGATAACATTCAATTATTTATTCATGCAAATAATTTACTAAAGATTCATTTGTTATGATAGTCATACTAATTCTATCATTTGTAAAATTTTTATTACAATACACACCATGCGCTATTTCAGGATTAAACACCACTGGTCTGGATAATTCAAATTGATCAATTTGAATCAACGGTGATGGATTATTAATACTATAGTAAGGTGTTCCATTTTTTAAATGCATTATCTGTAACCATTCAGGCTTTACGTCAAAAAATCTATTTTCAGATCCAATACAATTCTTAATAGGCCACAATATGCGAGGACATCGTCCATAATCAACGTGTATATTGCCACTTACTGCAGTTTTTATAATTGCAATTTCTTTTATTGATAAATTCATATTGTGTAACGTATGTTCTAGCATAGGAATTGCAGCCATTAATTTCAAATGATCAATATCATTCCAAAAAATAAAATTTTTCAAATTAAAATTACTAAGCAAAAAATTATATATTTGATCTGAAATTTTTTCGTAATCTAAAATATTTAGATATTCATAATTTTTCATATGTTTATTTATGCTTTAAAACTTTGGCGGGCAAGGTAGGATTCGAACCCACGGAGCTGTTACACTCATCAGTTTTCAAGACTGCCACCTTCGGCCTCTCAGTCACTTGCCCTTTAAAACTGGTACAGCTACGGGGAATCGAACCCCGCTTGCCTGGATGAAAACCAGATGTCCTAACCGATAGACGATAGCTGTGTAATTGGTGGAGCGTCTGTGAATCGAACACAGCATGCCTTTACGACGGCGGGGTTACAGCCCACTGCATCACCATTGATGCTTCCGCTCCATAAAACTTGGCCCTCGTCCTGTGGATTTTAACCACAGCCTAAAGTGTAATGAAACACCCGACCATAACACTGGATCTCAACGAGGATAAATTTGGCGGTTCCAAGGGAATTCGAATCCCTGATCTCCTGCGTGACAGGCAGGCGTATTAGGCCAACTATACTATGGAACCAAATTAAGTATGGTAACAGTCCATCCAAGCAAGGGCGTGTGACCATTGCACTTGGACGGGGCTACCATATTGAAACACACTAAACAGGCAATTATTTCCTAACTCGCACTCGCGGCGAGGTTAATGTGTTTCAATATGGTTCCCTATCGTCGTCTCGGTCAAGAGCCTATTGTCGGGATTCGTAGCTACTAGACCCCGACTTTCCCGATGACTAGTCGGGTAGGGTCGGCGTTTTTCACTGTTTACTTACCATATTGAAATACACTACACTGGTCTACGTCCAGTTGCGCTTTTGACTTTCATCGCATATAAATGTACTTCAATATGAACCCCACCGTTAACGACAGCATTCGTCCTAGCTTTATTTAAACTCGGTTGCCGCACGGTGGGAACACGAGCCGATTTTATGATTTGTGTCTGTTCCCTCACGCTCTCTTTACTCTTTGGACAGCCTTACCTTGCTTTCTCATGAACAACACCGAATAGCGATCCGTATTGTTCCGGGCGGGTCTACTTGCGGTAGCACACAAACCATATTGAAATACACTTCACTCCCTACGCATCCGACAACAATGCCACGCATCCAAGGAAAAATGTACTTCAATATGGAGCCTTATCTCATGTAGGATTAGCCCCGAGTTACCAGTTGTCATACACATTTTTCAATAAGGTACCATATTGAAATACACTCCGCAGGAATCTAACCTGCCAACATTATCCTGATCAAGGGTAACGCTATGTACACCACTCGGCTTGCGCTTCGCCTTTGAATGTACTTCAATATGGTGTAGGCTACTAAAAATTTCTTTAGCCCCTACTTGAGTTGTTACCCTGTCCGCACAATGTTAATTAAACAAACAAAGAATAAACCCTAATGCGATCAATACACCTAACATCTTAAATGATGTACTATGCATATCTTTAATTGCTTCTTCTTCTGTTTGATATTCTATCACATAATTCTTCATACTGTATCCTTATAATATCAGTACTTATTGCTGTAGTATTTCTACAACAACATAATAACAGGTGCTTTCTTCCTGCGGCGGTAACTATAGCTTTCGCCTTCCATCCGCTTCACCGACCAGGGAGAACTCTCGTGTTGCCAACGCCGGTTAGGTTAGACCGCAGCTTTCGCTGGAGCAGATTCTTCATCTCTGTTACCAAAGGTAGCGCCTTGCTCGAACCACCCGTAGCCATCACAGCTACTTCATCATCTGGGCTCAGACTAGGCACTGATTAGGTTGCCGTGGACTTTTTGCTTACGCAATATTGAAACACACTACACAGGACTTGAACCTGTCAACCGACTCATTCGCTAGAGAAGGCTGTTACCGCTACATCGGCATGCCACCATGCCTTCGTGTGTTTTAATATTTCGTCTGTTTTTTAAAGAACATCACTATACAAGTATTATAGTAGCATATGATTTAATTGTCAACTACTATTTAAAAATATGGACGCGAGGGTCGGATTCAAACCGACGATTGTAGAGATTTGCAGTCACTTGCCTTGGGTCACTCGGCCACCTCGCGATTACGACACTCTTGCGAATGACGGTATTAAAACATACTATAACATAATATGCTTTAATACTATACCATTTTACACATTCCCGTTATCGCCAGGAACTTATCATCCGGTATTCCGCCCACATTAATAGTAGCATGTTTAAAGTGCGCTACAGGTCTCGCGTTGCCTATCACACTTACTGCCAAATAAAAAAAACCCTGAAGTTCTAGTTCAGGGTTCTTGAAGTTTATGATGTTAGCTTTTGCTCAACCATCCCACCCTTCACGAACCCCACTATACTCCTTGCCTGTATTAATCATATCAAATCCATTATTACTTTCTGAGCGCAATGAGGCTACCGGACTCCAGCATAATGCTGATGTCTGTGGTAACTGATGCGATATGGAAAGTCTTATGTTTTTCATTATATGTATTGTACTGGGTTAAAGTTAAATTGTCAACTTCTTTTTAGAAGTTACAAAGTTATTTAGTTAATATAAAAATTATACGCAAATAACCATATAAAAGCAATGATTTTAATTAAAACGCATACGGATTGTAAGTTTTTGCTTTAATCCGAGTTAGCATCAACCGAATGCCTTTGTTATCAAAAACAAAACGGGCACCGTTGTTATCCACCTTAACTAAATCCTGTGGACTAAAGCGATTGGTAATCCATTGTGTGTCACCATCTTCATCTTTATCTGAATCATAAGAAATCTGAACAGTATTAGCAAGAGGATTGCCTTCAAAGACTTCAGGGTGAGTAGTAACGGCAAGTTCTTTGCCTCCAACAATCAATGAAACATCGTACCGGCATCCTGAATCAAATTCAGGCTTGGTGTTTAGAATTTTCATTGCGTCTTGCGGAGCTTCATTGTAGCGATTCATTTCTTCAACAAGTGCTTTAAGCATGTCAAAGTTAAACTCGGCAAACAAGTTAGTCAGTGAACAAATACGTTCAATGTGTTCTTTGTGTTTAAGATTATCTTCGCAGTATTCAACGATAAATTCTTGTGACAAGCCAGTAAAGTCAATCATATAGAAAATACGACCGGGCCGATTACGCATATGCTGATCAACACGCCACTTGTCATTGCAAGTTAGAATGAACAGTTTCTTGCCTGAGTAAACTCCATCAAGTAAAGTAAGAATAGCTTCTTGCTCATCTTTGTCATATACTTTTTCAAACTCGTCAAACAAGATAACGCAAGGTTGACTGATAGTTTGTAAGAGTGTATTAAACTTCTCGCCTGTAAATGCATCGTTAATAACAATGGTTGGCACCTCTTGCTTAGCCAGCTCAATGCTGATCTTTTTGCTTAGTAATGTCTTCCCCGACCCTTTCTCGCCTGTTAGCATTACACCAGTAGAGCTAGGGCGTTCCCAGAATGTGTTGATGATACGATCTGTGTTCTTAAGTGTATCACCGTAAATCTTACCTGATACCGTAAAGCTATCAATGTGCTCAAGGTACAAGTTTTCAAACATGTCAATCTTGATTACATAGTTGCCAGCCGGCAACGTAGAATGAATATCCATTGCTTCCTCAGAAGCGACTTTGTATGTATTGCCTGATTTTAAAAAATGTGCCATGATTTTCTTTGTGAGTTTAAGTATAGATATTATAAGCTATACAGAGAATGGTGTCAATGATTTTGGTATAAAGAAACCCGCCGAAGCGGGTTCTACTATTTCCTGTTTCTAATCATAGTTGATCAACGCCAGTGATTAAACTGCGAAAGTTTCGGCTTTCACTGAAGAACGAGCTGAGAAACGAATTTCTTTGCCTGCTGATACAGTTACTTCGCCTTTAGATGCGTTTGCGTCTAGGTTTTTTCACTTTTAACGTCTATCTGGTGACGAGTTGTCCATGCAGTTACTTGTTGCCCCGTCGAATACTGAGTACACCCCCATCATAAAGAAACTAAAATAATCCACATTTACGCCGCTCTTTTTTTGCCCATGCTTTATAAGATAGAATATTGTTTTTGTTTTTCTTACGTTTACAATATGCTTGATAATCTTTGTCAGTTTCTTCGTTTGGAAGTTTTTTAACTTTACCTTTATAAAACTGTCTATTGCCTGTCCAAGAGTTTGCGTATTTATTCATGAATTTCTTTATGGTGGAGGTGGGGGGATTTGCACCCCCGTCCGAAACACTTTTTACTTTACTTCTGTCCTGATTACTCAGGTTTTACAACAATTCTTATGATACTATTTATTAATCTATGGTAGGCCCTCTGAGATTTGAACTCAGGATCTCGCCCATTATGAGTGGGGTGTTTTCACCGCTAAACTAAAGGCCTATTTGTTACTAATCACTATTATACTTTACATCTTTTAAATTGTCAACCTCAAATTTATCTTTTCTTATATCTTTTATCTCTTTTACTATATACAATTAACTATAATTGTCAAGAAATTTCTTTAAATCACCGTACAAATTGGCTAGCATAGCTTCTTTACTATCAAACAATATCAGATCAACATTATGTTTATACAGATGAAGATAATATGGATGTTTTAATTTATGATCCAACGCTAGTAACATCGGAATACTAACAGAAGGTACATTCAAGTCAACAGTATAATGCTCTAACTCTAGATATTTACTGAATAATTCATATCCTTTGTTAGTTAATCTAAATCCACCATCTTGCCTAAAATTTCTCCAGATATCAGTGTACAAATTATCTATGTTTAGCGCATTCTCAATAGATAATATCTTGACTAATTTTTTGGTAAGATCAAGTTTGGTAGACATAGATCTCTAGGGATATACTTTATTGCCTTCTTTTAACAACACGACAGAAAACTTATCTGTTTTAAATTGAGTATTAAGTTTCTTGGCAAGATTGATAGCATGACCGGGATTACTGAAACTTACTTTTTTATACTTTGGTCCTGGATATTGAACTAATAAGTTAGAAGTTTTAATATTAATAGGATTGTTTTCGTAATAAACAGCCCATACGCCATCTGATGCTAAAATTTGCTCAGTCTTGTAGGTCTGTTTATTGGTAAGTTCAGATAAGATTTGGGGTTTTGGTCTAGACATAGTATATTATTTAGTAGTAATATACTTACATTAAAATTTCCCTCCTGAGATGGTAACTTCAATAACCTCTTCTTTTTGAGGTTGTAGGGCAGCTTCTTTAAGTGTTCTAAGTTCTAACAGTAGCTCAGTCAAATCAGCCGCCATTCCCTTGGCATCTTTCATGGGCATGACAAAATCTTTGCCGCCCCGTAGATCGTTACCACGAACTCGTTCAATGAACTTTTGTAAATGTATGGTCATATTTTGTAAATAAATAATTTTAAATTTCTAATGGTAGCTTCGTCAATCATATTTTTCGTACCACGACTTTCACCGTCCCATACTGCAATCAGTGCATCTGCATATTCTGCCATTTGCCTATTTCTTATTACACCAGCCGCACGAGAATTATTATTCCAATCTGCTGGAAATATCAATATAGGTAGTTTCATATCAGCGGCAAATTGTTCTGCTAATCTATCAACACCACGAGCACCACCGGCAACCACTTCTGTTATCCTAAATTCAGATGACAGGATAGCTGCCAACACCACAGTGTAATCTGTAATATCACGGCTACCGGCAATGATGGTTTTCATTATATTAGTGTTCGCGCCTGAGAAACTTTTTAAGATCAGGTGGTGTCCAGCCGTCGGGCTTAAGAATTTTTCCATCTTCTCTGCGGCGTACCTTGCCTAACTGACGATCAATTTTAGCAAAGTTAGTGGCCATTACTTCACGCCATGCCCCTTCACCATCTGCTCCCATGCTATTGATAGCACCGGCAACAACAACCATAATGTCTATTAATGCGTCAAGTGTTTCAATTTTATCACCTGCTGCAATAGCTTCTTGTAATTCTGTATATTCTTCAGTAATCAGTGTAGAGTACATTCTAAACTGATCGTCATTCATGCCTGTAATTGATTGTTCACATGCTATCATGAATTTGTCGCTGTCGCGAAATGGATTTGTCATTTAGGTAGTGCCTCTTGTTTAGTATGAAATGGTCCCTGATAAGGGTATCGTTTGAGAACGATTAGTTTAGGATCTTGTTCCACTGTCCAGTGGCGACTTTTTTTAACGGTGTACCATCCAGCAGCGTACCAACTTTTACTTTTTTTAGTTTTAGTATACACAGGCAACTTTTGCGGAACGTCCCATACAGGATTGTACACACGACCCGCTGCTTGATAACCATGTACTATGTTTGAAGTTTTCTTTTCTGGCTTGGGTATAGTTTCAAATGTAACATTGATATTGCGTTCAACTAATTTAATAGTTTTATATTGTGCTACAACTTGATTATTAATCTTAACTTGATATCCACCATCACATGCTTCAATGTTGCCAATCTTGTTATTATTTTCCTGTAAGATCCAAAACTGTTTGTCTATTACGGGCTTTGCTATTAATGTCATTCTTTAATCCTCTTTTTACATTCTTCTACTACCACTTTTGGGACATCTGGATGCCAGTTTCCCATTAGCATACGGCAATCATATGTTACCGTAACCCGATCTTTGTCTTGTTGAACTAGTATAAAAAGTAATACTACTACAAATGATACTATTATAAAAGTTATAGCACCAAATAATATCTTAAGCATCTAACACTCCACTATAAGTTTTATTCATCCAACCACCAAATGAATCAGCATTTTCACTTAGCTTAACAAGATCATACTTGCCACAAAACTGAAAAAATCTAACTCCAACTTGACCCACATCTTTGTGGCTAACTTGTTCTTTAATCGCAGTATCAATTACCATCTTAACATCTTCTGGTTGTGCTGTTAAATCTACTAGTGTTACATTACGTTGATAATCATCTAACACACGATGCTCAACATTATCTGGGTCAGTCCATCGTTGAAGCATCATGTTATTCCATGCGTATCCTTTTTTACCTCGGTCTTCAAATGCCTCCGTAAGGCCAACCTTCTTTTGAGTACCCTTGACTCTGACACCAGGGTAGGCCGAGAAGATGTTATCCGTTGAATCACCGCGCATACACTTCTCGAAGAGTAGCCATGCTGGATTAACTGGCGCTTTAGGTTCTTTAGTTTTTTTATCAATAACAATCTTGCCTTTATCATTGAAGGTTCCTTCTAATGTAATTAATTCGTCGGTTATACCGTTATATTGTTTGACATTGGGTGCTACTAATTGAACGATGTCAGTATCACTACTGACAACAACATGTTCATCATGGGAATGTAATGCAATCCAACGAGCCATAATATCATCGCCTTCTGCTATAGGACAATGAATGACACTACAGTTTGTTTTATCACTCAAATATTTAGTTAAGGATTCGTACGCTTCCCAAAACATTTTGTCTTCGTCTGCTTGTTGATCTGTCAGGGCTTTTTTGGCTTCTGCACGATTGGCTTTGTATGGTTTGTAAAAATCTTTACGCCATGATCGTCCTTCAAGGGCAAACACTACATGATCAGCATTGACCATTCTTGCTACTTTATTGGCAGAGGAAAGTATGATGTGCAGGCAAAATGCTGCTTTTTCTTCTGGGGAAGAAGCACGGCTAGCAATATGTCTAGCACGGAAGAAAAGATTTGCGGTATCTATAAGAATATATTTCATATGCTGAGTATAACAGTTATAGTATTAAAGGTCAAAGAAAATCGTGTGAAATAATGTAGTTTAGTAAAAATCTATGCCAAAATACATGACCATCTTTGCCAAAATGTTTTGAAGATGGCGAAACAGTTTCAATATTAGCCATTTGTAGTTTACGTTCGTATGTGCCATCTACACTAGTGGGGGAAATATAAGCGTAGTTCCAATCATATGAATCGTCTGAGAATGGAACATTACTATTGAAGAATATGTGTTTTATTTTTTTATCATCTAACTCTTTATGAAATTGCCAAATTTTATCTTCATCATCTAGTGTAATATCACTCCATTCAATTATCACAATGCTATCTTGATTCTGAGAATTTATCCAGCTATCAGTATCATTTATGATACTATCAACTGTGTTATCTACTACAGCACCACACTGAAACCCTGACCTAGTGGCAATACTTAACAATTTACCCCAGCTGTTGGACACATTACTGGGATGTGGCAACTTTCCCAAGTGTGATACAGTTGGGTCATCATTGGCTACGATGTATGGGGTAACAGACTCTGCCGCCATGGTATGTGTGCCGCCATTTACATATAAAATCACTAGCTAACCTCACTACGCCCATCGCCTACATCCCGTGTTTTAACAACGCGATTACTCATAGCTTCATATTGTTCGTATGTTTCTAATACCACATTACGACATACATTTGTAAACCAACGATCCACGATATCGGCATCAGTATCATTCTGATCCATCATGTAACCATGCCTGACTAGATCAGCAATAAACTTTGCGTTCCAGTCTAGCTCAAAAGATCCCATGCCCATACCATTTGGATCAATGTCCATGCTAATGATATTAACATAGGCTTCTCCACGTTCTGTGGCTAATTCTTTGGCTGTCTTAACTGGTTGAGTAGGTGCTGCTTGTTCTGCTGGTTCTACCGGTTTTTTCGTAAACCAACTTTTAATCATTTTAAACATATCTATTATTCCTATAATTACCTGCCACGCTTAAAGGCATCTGCCCCTATGCGACTATATCCAAGATGCCTATTTAGTTCACGACGATCTTCTCGTTTTGCTATTCTTTCTTCTTTAGTAAGGCGAGGACGAACAAACTTCATGTGTGGAGCAATGTCATTGTCAAATATCTGTGCCATTTGTTTCCATAAAAACTCGCGCTCGGCTAACGTTGTGCCCGACGATAACTTACTGGCAAAGTCATCACCCTCAGGTTTATCCAGCCCGTAATCATGACGCCATGTATAGCACATACTAGTTATAATTTGTTCTCTGGTTTTCATATTCTCTTTCCCATTCTAAGTGGTTATACATCGCTGCTCCGGAGAAGAACTTATTACCTACTTCAAATTTAATACCATTTAAAGTAAATGGTATTAGTACACGGTCTCCGTTCCACCAGCCACGCTCACAATTGATATAACCTTCCGATTCCAGTTGGGTTCGTAATGCTTTAAACTCAGGACTGTCATCATTTCTGACACTGGTCATAGGTTGGTAACCTTTTAAAATTCTAATTAAATCATCAGCAGTAGGATTCTCTGGATTTTCCAAACTACTGATGACTTCATGTATAGATACATCAAAGGGTTTTGATTCGTCAATTGTAAAATGCATGTTAGTCGTTTTTGTTGCCGAATAAGTTTAACAAATTAAGAAAGATGTTGATAAAGTCAAGATATAGTGTTAAAGCGCCAGTTACTTCAACTGCTGAACTAGAGTCAACACTAACCATTTCACGAATTTGTTGTGTGTCGTATGCTGTCAATCCAAGAAAGATAATAATAGCAAGGGCACTAATAACCATTTGCATTACAGTACTGCCTATAAAGATATTAACAACGCTGGCAATAATAATCGCAATTAAACCAATAAACATAAACTTGCCTAAACTATCTAAACTACGCTTAGTAAAGTATCCATAAAAACTCATTACTCCAAACAAGATTGCTGCCCCCATGAAAGCACTAACAATACTGCCCATGGTAAATATGGCAAAGATTGTGGCAAAGCTCAATCCCATTAGTGCCGCAAAACCATACAAACATAATAGAGCAGTACTTTTTCCTGGGCTACGTGCCAGTATCATTGCAACACCAAATACTGCTGCTAGTGGAGCAAAAATTACGATCCACTTTAAAATTCCAGTGAAAAAGAATTTTAGTAGCTCTGGACTAGTTCCAACAAAGTAGCTTACTAGCATTGATACGATTACTGCTAAACTCATATATCCATAGACGCGACCCATTGCGCTATTAACTTCTTCTGCTGACCGATAGCTTAATTCTACGGTATTTGTATCTATCTGATTTGTATTAAACATAATAATCTCCTATTTTAAAAATCATTTACTCCACCAGTTTTCCCAGGGAAATTCTATCCAACAATCTTCTGTAAACGTATTAATTGTAACAGAACTATAGTTAATAGCAAGCTCTGATTTGCTCACTTCGTTGTCGTATAGCGTGGCTACACGAGTACTCTTTCCCCACACATGATCCCATGAAGTTGGCCAATATCCGCTTTGCCAATCTTGTTTAATCCAGCTTAATGTAGAGCCTGTATCATTGATATCATCAATAATCAGAATATTTTTGCCGTCGTAAGCATCACTAGCCATCCACAAGTTGCTTTCACTTTCATCACCGCCAGTTGGGATAACTTTAAGAGTTTCCATTTTGCAGCTTAGGTATTGACTGATCAATGTAGCAGGAACAAGCCCACCATGATTAAGCCCAACTACATAGTCAGGCTTCCAGTTGGCTAATTGAATTTGTCGTATAATGTCCTGACACATGCCTTCAACATCTTGCCAAGTTACAGTTACTTTTTTCATTGTAAATCCTATAGATTGAGTAAAATTATATTCTACACTATCTATAGGAATTTGTCAACTTAATATTTGCTGAATACCCTCTTCAAAACTCAGAGGATTATAGGTAGGCATAATTTCTCTTAGCTTAGTAAGATCTGGACGACGATTGGCTACGGATCCAGACATACTTGGTAGCTCTTCAAATACCGCATCAGGATGCCCCAGTTCAGTTGCAATAACACGAACTGCATCACCTATTGATATTTCACGGTCATTGCCAACGTTTACTAATACACGGTTGGCATTTTCAGCAACATAGATACTGGCACGAATAGCATCACTTACGTGACAGAATGAACGTGTTTCATGTGAACCAATAACCGAAAACACACCATTTTTAATTTTATCAATTTGATCACCTAAAAAGTGTCCTTTCTTTGAATTCTCGCCATATACATTAAAGTATCTTAGCATAACATATGGAAGATCTGAATTGAATAAAAAGTTTTCACTAGTGATTTTTGCTAAGCGATAACTCCACCGAGCATTGTGTATATCCTTGATGAATACATCCGAATTCTCAGTAACAGGACTAACAGGATCATCTGCTACCACTTCTGAACTTGAAGCGTAAACTAGCCGTTTAAGATGGTTGCACTTTTTAGCAAAGTTGAAAATATTAATATCACTGACAAAGTTATTTTCTAATACCTTATTAGGCATTTTATAAAAATTTGTGGTACCGTTAATCGCACCATAATGATAAATGTAATCAAAGTCACGGGGTAACGATGATAATCCAATAAAGTTATCATTGACCAACAGATCCATCTTGTACCACTCATCACACGGAGGAATGGTTTCACTACGGCTATGATTATCAATTGCCCAGACTTCATGCCCTGCGGCCTTAAGCTGGTGACAGAATTCTGTTCCTAGTAGTCCACTAGCACCTGTTACTAAAATTTTACTCATCATTGACCTTTGCGTTATCATCAATAAGAGCTTGAATCAGTGTAAAATCTAATCCCAAACTTTTAACAAGATTGTTCCACGCACTGGTATCTTTTGGCAAACAATGTCCACCAAACCCACGCAGGTTCTCGTTACACATTAAGTAAGCAGGATTAATACTATCACGTTGAATGATAGCGTTGTATACGTTGTTGTAATCTACACCTAGCTTTTTACATACCTCATAAGCAATATTGGCAAATATAATTTGTGTAGCATGATTAACGTTGTTGAAGTATTTGACAACCTCTGCCTCAGCCGGCTTAACACATGCCACGTTCTTTGGTAAGTTGCCGTGTATTGCTCGCATCATGACATAATCTTCATCACGGGTGCTACCAATAATTAACAGATCATGATTGTACATAAAGTCAGCCAGTGCTGTCTTGGCACGAAGAAATTCTGGTACTGAACAAATTCTTAGATTAGGATATGCTGCTGATAACCGATCACTTGTACCTGGTACTACTGTACTTTTAATTCCTACTAGTCCTTTGTACTCTGCCGCCGACAAATCAGCACATACACTTTCTACAATACTTGTATCACAATCGCCATTTGCTGCTTGATTAGTTGGTACGCTAAGAAACACACAATCTGTATCCAATACATCACCGAGTGTTGATCCATCATAGGCTGGATCAAAGAAACTCATTTGATGCCCTAGATGGTTAAGTACTTCATATAC